CCGACACGCGAGTGGTGGCAGGCCTGCGAGCGCTCTACAAGTCGCGCATCTTCAACATCCAGGCGGCGATGAACGTCGATGAGGCCAATGTGCTGATTCACCTGCTCGCCGCCGAAGGCCTCAACGAAGGAGGCTGAGACCGTGGAACTGCAGCACGTCAAAGGTCTGGCAGAGCTCTCGGCGGCGCTCAAGGAATTGCCGCAGCGCATCGCCCGCAATGCCTTACGCCAGAGTGTGGCCAAGGGGGCTGCGGTCATTCGCGACGAGGCGAAAACCCGTGCACCGGTGTCGAGTAGTGCGCCGCGACCGGGTGAGCCGTTGCCGGGCACCCTGCGCCGGGCGATCGTGATCAAGCACGATGTAAAGCGCTCAAGCTTGGTCAGCCAGACCTATGTCGTCGCGGTGCGCCACGGCAAGCGCTATCGCAATCGCGGCAAGAAGGGCAACCGCTCGCAGGACGCCTACTACTGGCGCTGGGTCGAGTTTGGCACCGTCAAGATGAGTGCAAGACCCTTCATGCGCCCGGCGTTTGAAACCAAAAAAGAGGCCGCGGTGCAGGAGATCGCCCGCGTACTGGCCGAGCGCCTGATGCAGGAGGCGTCAGCGCTACCAAAGGCCCGCCGGTGATCCAGGAACAACTCCAAGCGGTGCTTGCGCCACTGGTCGCCGGGGCGAGTTTCCCAAACCTGGCCGCGCAGAACGCGGCGCCGCCTTACATCGTCTACCAGCGGGTGGTGAGCATGACGCACAACAATCTGCTCGCACCCTCGGACCTGCAGAACACCCGGGTGCAGATCGATGCGTACGCCAAGACCTATGCCGGTGTGCAGCAACTCGCTGCAGCGATTCGCACTGCGATGCAGGCAGCGAGTTTCACCAACCTGCAGATCTCGGAGCAGGACTTCTACGAGCTTGATGCGCGGGTGCACCGCGTCAGCCTCGACTACTCGATCTGGTCGCGCTGAGCCTGGCGCGTTCAGCCACCGCCGCCTCCGGGCGGCATTTTTGTTTGTGGAGACTCCATGACCTCAACTGCCATCTCATCCCAGGGCTCGGTGCTCTCGCTGGGCACCGGCTCGGGTAGCGCCAAGACCATCAGCGGCGTCACCCTGGGTAACCCGACCATCATCACCGCCACCGCACACGGCTTCGCGGTCGGCGATGTGGTGACCATCGCCAGCGTCGGTGGTGCGACCAGCGTCAACGGCACCTGGGTGGTCACCAACAAGACCACCAACACCTTCTCCATCGATCTCGACACCACTGGCGGTTCGGCCTACACCTCGGGTGGAACTGCGACCCCGGTCTCGTGGACGCCGATCGCCAATGTGCGGAGCTTCACCGGCTTCGACGGCTCTGCCAACATCATCGACGTCACCAATCTGAGCTCCACCGCCGAGGAGATCCGTCCTGGCATCCCGCGCTTTGGCCAGATGTCCTTCGAGATCGATTGGGATCACAACGACCCTGGCCATCTGGCGCTGCTTGCCCGGCAGCTGAGCCAGGCGCAGACCCCCTTCAAGCTGGTGCTTCCCGATGCCCATACGGCGACCTGGAACGGCTACGTGATGAAGGTGCCGAGCCAGGGCGGGGTCGACCAAGTGGTGCGCGGCACCATCGATGTGCGCATCACTGGCCCGGTGACCTGGAGCTGACCATGACCAAGATCCTCTCCAAGGCCGACATCCTCGGCAGTCACGACATGCGCATCAAGACGGTGGCAGTGCCGGAGTGGGGCGGCAGCGTTCGGCTGCGCTCGCTCACCGGTACCGAGCGCGATGCCTTTGAAGCCACCCTGGTGCGCGTGGTCAACGGCGAGCGCATTCCCGATCTGGAGAACCTGCGCGCCAAGCTGCTGGCAGCCACCATCGTTGATCAGGATGACCGGCAGATCTTCAGCGCTGAGGACATTGGCGCGCTCGGTCGCAAGAGTGCGGTGGCGCTCGACCGGGTGTTTGCGGTGGCGCAGCGGCTCAACGGCATGCAGGCAGATGCCGTGGAGGAGTCGGTAAAAAACTCCGTGCCCGGCCCGAGCGACGCTTCTACTTCCGCTTAGCGCTCGCGCTGGGTATGACCGTGCGCCAGTTGCTGGAGAGTCTCGACAGCAGCGAGATCACCGAGTGGCTCGCCTACGACCAGATCGAGCCCTTCGGGCCACAGCGCGAGGACCTGCGTACCGGGCTCATCTGCAGCACGGTAGCCAATCACAGCATGAGTCCGCCGCGCCAGCCGGTGCGTCCCAGCGATTTCATGCTGTTTGCCGACGAGCGTCGCCAACACAACGACGGCCCGCTGCTACTGCCTGACGCCAAAGCCCAGTCCGATCTGATCCGCCAGTCCGTCTTCGGCCTTAAACCATCCACTCGCGAGTAGAGAGTCCATGTCGCTGGGTACCCTGGTTGTTGAGCTCACCGCCAACGTCGCCAAGTTCCAGAGCGATCTGGGCCGCGCCGAGCAGGTTGCACAGAACACTGCGCGCCGCATCGACGAGCAGTTCGGCATGGTCAAAAACACCTTGGCGACATTCGGAGTCGGGCTGGCGTCTTTCCTCAGCCTGGATGCGCTGACGAACAAGATCGAGGGTGTCATCAGTTCGGCGGCGGGCCTGCAGGACCTCTCCGAGCGCACCGGCGCCACGGTAGAGAACCTGTCGGCTCTTGCATCGGTGGCGAAACTGTCAGGCACCGACACCGATCAGCTGGCCAGCAGCCTGCAAAAACTGTCGCGAGCCATGCTCGATGCCGAGCAGGGCGGTGCAAAGACTTCAGCTGCGTTCGCTGCAATCGGGATCAGCACGGACAAGCTCGCATCGCAGCGCCCTGATGAGGTGTTTGTCCGCATCGCCACTGAGTTAGCCAAGTATCAGGACGGGGCGGCCAAGACCGCACTAGCGCAGGAACTGCTCGGCAAGTCAGGTGCCAACTTGCTGCCGTTGATGAAGGATCTGGTGGAGGTCGGCACTCTCCAGGTCAAGGTCACGGCGCAACAGGCGCAGATGGCAGACGAGTACGAGAAGAATCTGGTTCGCCTGCAAGTCTCGATCGATGCGATCTTCAAGAAGATCGGCCTAGAGTTGGTGCCGGTTCTCAACGCCTTCGTCCAAACCCTACTCGAGAGCCAAAACGCCAACGATGGCCTGCGTGCCAGCGTCGATGGCCTGGCACAAGACGGTTCCATCCGCGACTGGGCCGAACGAGCTGCTATCGGGCTTTCCTACTTCATTGATGTGCTCAGCGTGGTGCCGGACGTTTTCAACATTGTCGGCAAGACCATCGCTGCTGCAGCCGCCCAGTTCGTGGCGCTGGTGGATGTTCTCAAGGGCGCTGGCCAGGCACTCTCCGGCGACTTCATGAGAGGTCTTCAGACCGCGCAGGCGGGCCTTGCCCAGATCAGGGCGGTCGGCAACCTCTGGGTCAAGGACATGCAGGAGATCTGGAATCGCCCGCTGTTCTCCGATCGCTTAAAGAGACAACTCGAAGAGGCGGGCAGACAGCTACCGCCGGCTCCACGCGCCGTGTTGCCCAACCTGCCCAGCTCAAGCAATGCGGAACTTGCGAAGAAGCAATTCGAGGGGCAGATCAAGCTTCTCGAGCGCCAGATACAAGAGGAGCAGCGTCTCTATCAGTCGCGCGAGCAGCTGCTCGGACGTGTCTTCGCGCAGGATCTCATGTCGATCGCCGACTACTTTGGCGCGCGCGAGGCTGCCGCTGCCGAGTATCTGCGTAACACCCAGGCGATCTTTGACCGAGAGTTGGAATTGCTGAGGGCCTACCAAGGCAGAGTCACTGATGCCAAGGCTCGGCAGGAGGCCCAAAGCCGTATCGATGAGCTGGAGGAGCGCGCCCGGGGCCTCAACCGGGACGCCCAAGCAAAGTCCGTTGTTCTGGGCTTTGAGCAGGCGCGTGCGACGCGGGCCTACACCGACGAGGTCGAGCGCCTCAACATCCGGTTGCTGGAGCTGCAGGGCAATCTCGCAGAAGCGGGTCGTCGGCAGACTGCTTTGCAAGACAGGCAGATTCGGCAGCGCCTGACCATCGAGGGCAACGTCCAAGGTTTAGCGACGCTCGATCAGATTGAAAAGCTCGAGAGCGCACGCTCTGCCATGAGCGAGCTCAACCTCAAAGCCGGGGTGATCGAAGAGCGGCTTGCTGCCACCGAAGTCAGCGCCTCAGCCCAGCGCCGGGCTGGTGCCATCAGCGAACTGGAACTGACGGCGAGGCTCTCGGCTGCGCGCAGCCAAGCGGCCGCGCAATTGGCCGAGATCGCCAAAGAAATGATGGCTGTGGCGCAGGCCTCCGGCGACCCGCGAATGGTCGTCAATGTCGAGACTTTTCAAGCCCGGATTGAGCAGGTTGCGGCGAGCGCCAATCGCTTCAAGACCAGCTTCACCGACAACCTGAGCAACTTCTTTACCGACCTGGCCTCTGGGGCAAAGTCGTTCCGGGACGCTTTTCTCGACATGGCGCGCAGCATCGAGCAGGCGATCACGCGCATCGTCGCGCAGAACTTTGCGGAAAGCCTGTTTGGCGCAGCAGGAGCTTTTGGCGGCGCGGGGGGTAGTTCAGGCGCTGGGGGCTTTTCCAATTTTGTCGGTGGCCTGATCGGTAGCCTGTTCGGTGCCGGCCCGACCACAGCCAATCCGACCCCGGCTGTCGCCAGCGCCAACTTCACCCCCAGTGGCAGCATCGGGTTCAAGATTCCAGCCGGTTCATTCCCCTTTCCAGCTCGCGCCATGGGTGGCGACGTCTACCCCAATCAGGCTTATCTGGTCGGCGAGCGCGGGCCCGAGCTCTTTGTCCCGAATGCGGCCGGGGGCATTCTTCCCAATGACCGATTGACCTCGATGGCTACTCCTGGGGTGGTGATTCACAACCACTTCGCTGCGGGTACGGATCTGCGCACCATCGACCAAGCTGCCTCTCAGATCGGCCGGCGGGTACAGCGCGCCATGCGTCGGAGCCTGTGATGGCGTTTATCGAATCACCGCGTTTCCCGCCGAGCATCTCTTATCAATCGAGCGGCGGTCCGGTCTGGAATACCCAGGTGGTGCAGACGGCGAGCGGTCGAGAGCAGCGCATCCAGAGCTGGCAGGACGCTTTGCGCAAATGGGACGCGATGAACGGCGTGCGCACGGATGCGCAACTGGATGAGCTGCACGCCTGGTTCTTGGTCACCGCTGGCATGGCGCATGGTTTTCGTTTCAAGGACTGGAAGGACTACAGCGCCACATCGACCAATGGTAGTGGCTTGATAAACGCGACTGGCCTGGGCAACGGCACGGCTACAGGCCAGCTCTACAAGCTCTACAGCGTCGGCAGCAGCGGTTACGCCCGCAAGATCGTCAAGCCGGTGCCTGGCACGGTGACCATTCGCAAGAACGGCAACGTTGTCGCTTTTGGCACCGGCTCTGGTCAGTGCCAGCTCGACACGGCAACCGGCGTTGTCACCTTCTACGGCACGGCGCCGAGCGGCAGCGACACCTTGACCTGGACTGGCGAGTTCGACGTGCCAGTGCGCTTTGATACCGACAGCTTCAGTGCAAGTTATGAGGACCTGAACGCCAGCAGCGTAGCGCTGCCGATCGTGGAGATCCGGCTTTGAGGACGCTCTCCACTGCATTAGCCAACCATCTGGCCGGACAGACCCAGACCAACGCGACGCTGTGGAAGATCGTCCGTACCGATGGTGCGGTCTTTGGCTTCACTGACCACGACCAAGATGTGGTTTTTGGCGGGCTGACCTACAAGAGCAGCGGTGGTTACACGTCATCCGCGATCGTCTGGTCGGGCGATCTGGCGACCAGCAATCAGGAAGTGTTCGCGCTGTTCGACAGCAACAGCATCACGCAAGCGGATGTGCTCGCGGGTCTCTGGGACTACGCCGCGGTGACGCTCCATCTGGTCAATTACGCCGATCTGTCCATGGGGGCGCTGCCGCTGACCACCGGTGTACTGGGCCAAGTGACCATCAAACGCGGGCAGTTCGTTGCCGAGCTGCGCGGCCTGGCCGAGCTTCTTTCCCAAGAAATCGGCTCGCTGTATTCGGCAACCTGCCGGGCCAAGTTAGGTGATGCCCGCTGCCAAGTGGCACTTGGGCCCTTGACGGTCAGCGGCACGGTGACCGGAGTCACCAACGCCCGCACCTTTGCCGACAGCTCGCTCACCCAAGTCGGGCCAACGCTGCCTTACACCGCCGCTGCAGTGGGTATTCCAGCCAGCAGCCCGTTTCAACTGGTGGCGATAGCGCCGCAGGGCGGCAGCTGGGTGTCCGATCTCGGGGTGAGTTACGCCCAGACCGGGGCATCTATGACCGCGGTGACGGGTACGCCCATCAAGGGTCAGTACAAGGTGGTGGGCGGGCTTTACAGCTTCTCCGGGCTTGATGCCGGCGCGTCCGTCAACTTGAGGTTCAACTACGCGCAGGGCTACTTTTCCTATGGCGTGGTGACCTGGCTTACTGGCCAGAACGCGGGCTACAAGATGGATGTGCGGCAGTCCTCGGTCGGCACAATCACGCTGGCGCTGCCGATGCCGTATCCGATCAACATCGGCGACACCTACTCGGTGGTGGCCGGCTGCGACAAGACCGCTGCGACCTGTAAGGGCCGCTACAACAATTTCATCAACTTTCGCGGCGAGCCCTACATCCCCGGCACCGACGCCGTCCTGCGACCGCAGACCCGATGAGCATCGAGGGGCTCGATGTGGTGCGCCAAGCGCGCACCTGGCTTGGCACGCCTTATCACCATCAAGGCCGCCTCAAGGGCGTCGGGGTCGACTGTGCCGGCGTGCTGATTGGTGTCGCCCATGAACTGGGCTTGAGTGACTTTGACGTCACCGGCTACCCGCCGCGCCCAGATGGCGACTCGCTGCGCCGGCTCTGTGAAGCGCAGATGCAGGCCATCACGCTCGAGCAGGCGAGGGAAGGGGATGTGCTGCTGTTTCGCTTTGATGCGCACCCCTGCCATTTGGGCATTCTCAGCGCGCCCGACCAGCTGATCCATGCCTATTTGCCGCGCCGCCGGGTGGTCGAGCACACGCTTGATCCAGCGTGGTGGCGGCAGCTTGCTGGACTGTACCGCCTGCCGGGAGTCGTCTGATGGCCCAGCTTGCAATCTCGGTGGCTGGGGCAGCGGCCGGTTTCGCGCTGGGCGGGCCGAATGGCGCACAGTGGGGGTGGTTGGCCGGCAGTATGCTCGGCTCAGTGTTGTTCCCGCCCAAGGTCGAGGGCCCGCGCCTTGCCGACCTGCGGGTCCAGAACAGCGCCTACGGCCAGCCCATCCCGATCGGCTACGGGACGTTTCGAATGGCTGGAAATGTCATTTGGGCGGCGGCACCCGTAGAGCGCTCGCAGACCACCGGCGGAAAAGGCGGGCCGAGCACCACCACCTACAGTTACTCAGAGTCCTTCGCTGTCGGTCTTTGTGAGGGGCCGATCGCTGGCGTGCGACGTATCTGGGCCAACGGCAAGCTGATCTATGACCAGACGCCGAACGCCAGTGCTGCCTCGGTCTCAGCCAGTACGCAGGCTGCAGCATCTATTCGCGTCTACCTCGGGACCGAAAGCCAAGGTGCAGATCCGACCATGGAGTCCCATCTGAGTGTCGGCAACGTGCCGGGCTACCGCGGGCTGGCGTACGTCGTTTTTAACGACTTTGACCTCGCGCCGTACGGCAACTATTTGCCCTCTCTGTCGTTTGAGGTAGTCACCGCAGCAAGTCCGATATGGACGCAGCAACAGGTGGCGAGCTGGAGTTACACGACCACGCTGGGCACCTTCTTTTCCGCGACCCACCTTGATCCCGTCTCGACCCGGGTGATTGCCTGGGGCTACTACTTTGGCTTCGAACAGGTACGTCTGGCAGCACTTACTCCATACGGGGCAAGCGCTGACGGGGTGCTCTCAACGCTGTCGCCGGGGTCCTTCCCTGCACACGGGCGCAGCGATGCACCAGGGGCGTTTGTGCTTGGCAGTAGTGGCAGCAACATGGCGTGGCTCGATGGCACCAGTGCCGCCGTCACCCAGCTTCCGATCCCCAACCTGCCGTACGCCGGCAATGGCACGTCCTTCATCAAGGACGGTGACATCTTCTGGGCAACTGCTTACTACGCGCTGACCCCATACAAGCTCTACCGGGCGGAGCTTGGCAGCGCTGGCCTGACCATGACCTCGCAGAGTGGCTCATGGGCGGTGCTCGGCGTTTCTAGCGGCTATGTCTACGTGGCCGATGTCATCAGTGGCGATGTTCTCAAGTTCGACAAGACGACGCTGACGCTGGTCGACACCAAAGCGAGCGGGTTGAGTGGCATCACGATGGGCCAGGTGATTGACGACGGTTTGATCTACCTGTCTGTCGATGGCTCCGGTGTCTGGCGCTTCGACCTTGCCGCTGGGACGACCACAGCGTTGTTCGCCTATCCGGGCAGTTTCTCGCCGCATTCATTCGAGGTGCTCAACGACAGCACGATCCTCTACACGGTCATCTCGGGCACGGACACGATTTCGCTCTATACCGCCAGCGCGGCGTTGCCGGCCAATGGCGTAGCGCTCTCCAGCATCGTCAGCGACATCTGTACCCGGGTCGGCTTGAGCGGTAGCCAGATCGATGTCTTGCAGTTGACCGACGCGGTGCAGGGCTATGCGCTGACCAACCGCTCCGCCGCCAAGAGCAACCTGCAACCGTTGATGGCGGCCTACTTTTTTGATGCCTGCGATACCAACGCCAAGCTCAAGTTCGTCAAACGGGGGTCCAGTACTGGGCTGACCGTGGCTGCGGTGGATTTGGGCGCAGCGGAATCCACGAGCGCGGAAGAGAGCGCCAATCCCCTTGTCGGGGTACGGACCCAGGAGCTCGACCTGCCGCAGATTGTCGAGGTGACCTACCTCGGTGCGCAGAACTACTATGAGAACGCAACGCAACGCGCCGTCCGTATGGTCACGTCGTCTTTGCAGAAGCAGGCGCTACAACTACCAGTGGTGCTGGCTGACGACGAGGCGCGGCTGCGCTGCGAGACGATGCTGTGGTCGCAATGGATTGCCCGCACGACGTACACGTTTGCCACCACGCTCAGCTATCTCAAGTTCGAGCCTTCCGACGTCGTCACGGTGGTCGACCCCGACACCTCACAAAACCACACGGTTCGTCTGATCCGCTGCGAAAGCAATGGCAAGGGGCAACTGCTGTGGAGTGGGGTCAGCGAGGATCCGAGCCTCTACAACTTCAGCTCCCCAGCAGTGGGTGGCTCCGCTGCCGGCTACGTGAGCCCCTCGGTCGCTTACGCCGGTCCCACCAAACTCGTGGTCATCGATGCGCCACCGCTGCGCGATACCGACACCAGTCAGGCGCTCTACCTCGGGGTGTGCGGCTATGACTCAAGCTGGCCGGGTGCACAGGTCTCACTCTCGCGCGACGGGGTGACC